GCACTATTAATAGTATTATTAAAACCACTATTACCAATAACAATATTATTAGAACCTGTAGATATATTTCTAGCAGAATATGGGCCAATAATAGTATTATTTGAGCCAGTTGTAATTCCACTACCAGCGTAGCTACCTATAGTGACATTAAAATCGCCATTAGATAGAGAATATAAAGACCTATAACCTAAAGCAGTATTGCCAGTTACGCCAGACAAAATGCGTGATCGTGGGGACTGAACTCCACCAAAAGTATTTTCAAAATTATCAGTAAATAGTAATCTAGCATCGTTAACATCAAACTTATTAAGAATAAGGTCGTGTGTGTTGCCGCTACCATCCATGAAGAATACAGACTGAGCTTGATAATCTGCAATCTTTGGTTTAACAAAAAGTTTACCATATGTACTGGTTGCGGTTGGTGATCCATTATAATCTTTAAGACTAATAGCGGCTGTATTTCTAAAATTATCACCTAAAGTTAACATAGCATTGGATGTTCCGCTGCTAGTAAATAATCCAACAGTATTATTATCATATAATCTAAAAAATACTTGCTTGCCAGAATCTTTGTATACGCTTAGATCTGCAACACCACTTGTGTTAAGATAAGCAATTTCTAAGCCCTTATACTCACAGCTTTGTTCGCCAAATAACTGTAAAGCAGCAATAGTTTTACTTTGATTTTCTGCTGTAGACCTAATTATAGCATTACCAGTTGTGCGAATATCTAAAGCTGTTTTTGGAACTATATTCTCAGACAGTATACCAAGGCCATTAATGCCACAAATGCCTTGAGATCCATCTTTCATCAAGGATAGAGTATTGAACATATAAGATGAATTGTTATATGATCCTACTACAAGTCTATCAGATGGTATAGATAAGTTTTGTGAACTAGTATCAATGAACTTTAGCTCAAAGCCAGTAAGAATATCTTTATTATTATTTTGAGCATCCTTAACTCTTCTCTTAGTTCCAGTCAGCATTCTTGTAGAAACGCTCACTCCAGACTCTAAGGATGCTATAGAGGCTACATAGTCGCTTACAATACCAGAATTAGAAATGAAATTAATATTACCAAGACCAGCAATATTGCCATTAGAGCTAGATGGTCTAGCATCTAAAATATTCTTTCTTCCAATATAAGTGTTGCCACCATCAAAGAATATGCCATGACAATTAGTATCATAACTAACTATACGGTTTGTACGCAAGTAAGCTCCAGAATCAATGGCTAAAGTAGTATTTGTATACCAAGAAGCTTGAGCATAGCCATTGGTATCACACTGTAAGCCAGAAGATGGTGGTAAGAATGTGAATCTATAATCTCTACGATATCCAACTCCGCTAGTGCTTGCTATAATACCAGCACCTAACATCTCTTCATCAGTAATAAGTGAGCATTGGTATATTAGTGGCGACTGATAAGCATAATCGTATATGCTAGTTGGACCACCACCATCTAAAGTTTCTACAACGCCGCTTGATGCTAAATGAATAGTTTTGCAATAATATTCACATGTTTCATAAGCATTGAACCTATTGAAGGTTGCAACACCGTTTACAACTATATTATCAAAATATCCACCAGACCAAGGGTGGTCAAGCGTTCCAATACTTGAATTATTGTTATTACTTATAATACTTGTATTAGTAACAATATTCTCATCAGCAGATAGATAAATTCCACTATTAAAAGAGATATAGTTTGTGTATAAATTATTCCATCTATAGCTAGAATTGCCTAAGTTGTGAGTATTGCCAGACGAAGGAGTAATATCGCCATTGACCTCTAGCGTGCCGCTAGATTGTAATGTATTAGTATTTATACCAATCTGTTTAGAGTCAAAATCTCCATAGATTAGTGGTGTTAGGCCAGAGCCTAGCGGATTGGAGCATATATAAGCGTCATCAACTTGATGTGAAGCTATAAACAACTTGTTAGAAGTAAATCTATCGGCATAGTAACCAGCACCGTGACCAATAGCTACATTAAAATTTCCTATCTTGTTGTTAATTAAAGAATAGCTACCAATACCGACATTACCAAAGCCATTTGTATTTCCGCCTAGAGCGTTATAACCAAGAGCAGCGTTATCTTCACCATAAACATTGCACGATAAAGAGTGTGAGCCTACCGCTGTATTCCTAGAACCTTGATAGTTGGACTTTAGTGCAGCAAATCCAAATGCAGAATTATCTATACTAAAATAGCCATTTAAAGCTAAATTTTCTATAGTATGATGCCCAGCCCTAGTAGTTCTAGTAGCGGGAGATGAAAAGTTATTGGTATCTAAATCGTTGTTTTGAAGTAATACTGCTACTGAATCTATAATGTCTAATAGGTTGTGACGTATATCGTATGGCGATATTTGTCCAGTAGAATTATCAGATAGCTCAGTAAGTATGTTCTCAACAAGTTGGGACTTGCTTAAAATCATTCTACTTTAAACTTATTTCTAAAGAGTTAATATCGAACTTAATATTATCGCCAGTATAAATATAACGTGGATTTTCTATCTTTGCATACATTAATAGATTACCAGATCCATAATTAGCAGTATCTACTATAGCTATACCAGATACCCAACCCCAATCTGTTAACGCTGTATCAAATACTATTTGAGAAGAATTTTTGATAAAACCATTGCCATCATACTTAGTGTATCCTGGATCGCCACTCATTGCTGTTTGTTGTAAATTTGTTGGGGCATGAAATGTTACACTAGGAAATTCTCTAAATCTATAAGATTGAGTAAATCCAGTAGATGCCGCCAAGGCAGTGCTTTGATTTAAATATAATGGATAAAAATAACCGCTCTGACCAACAGTTGCGCCAGAGGAGCTAGTTCCATACACAGAAAAAACTGTGGTATCATCTACGCCAACAGCGTTCCATACATTGTTGCCAACAGTTGCTGGATTGCCTAAATTTATTCTTTTATAATTTGTTGGAACAAAATTAGTACCTCTATTGACGCCAGACGGTAGCTCTGGTATAGTAGAACCAGAATCTGAATCTAGTGGCACACCACTAGTAAGAGCAATTGCAATAGTAGAGGGTCTATTAAACGGTGTGTTTCTAAAGATATGATTAAGTAGACCCGACTCCAAATAATCCGATAATGCTGCCATAATTTTCTCCTAATTAGAGTCGCATAGACTTCTTCTAGTTTAGTATACACGAAAAAAGCCACCCCCAATAAAATGAGGGTGGCCTTAATCTGATTTCTAGAACTCTAATCTTAGATTAGAAAGAACCTAGAATTACTCTACGGTTATCAAGAACACCGAAACCAAGTTCTGACCAACCGTAGTAGCCAGCGCGCTGCTGACGGTGTAGGGTTGGATCTTCGAATACTTGGAGTTGCTCCTTGACGGGCATTACGAAACTGTCACTGGTTGATTGGTCAAGACCAACAACGAGTTCTAGATCGCTAGCCTGTAGAGCGCCACCGAGATCCGATGTTACGAAGTTCTGATATTCCTGGCCTTCGCCTAGTTCGTCAAGATCATGAAGATTGACACCGAAGATTCTTGTGATTACAGCACTGTCTGGAGCAGCGGTGTAAATTTCTCTTCGTGTTACTTCATCGACTTGATCTAGACCCCAGTTACGAACATCTTCTAGAGCTTCTGGACTAACGTAGAGGTCAGTTAAACGACCACGGCCAGTAGAAGCACTATTACCACCAGAGTTACGACGCATTACGGTCTGCATAAGAGAAACAAGTCTCTTACTGAAAAGACCGGCTGTAGCATCAGCGTCATAAACTAGGATGTTACGATCAACGCCAGCGGCTAGAAGTGTATGCCAGCCATCGTCGTTCATCTTCTTTGTAAAACCAGCTTCCATGACCTGCATGGCGCGACCAACGATATCCCATCTGGCTTCGCGAGCATAGCGAAGGAGATAGTCTACAGAAGATGTGATGCTGTATGTTGGGATCATCACATAGTCGCTCTCAACAGATCTTTCTGGAATTCTACCGTGGCCAGGATTGGTGTAAGCAACGTGCTCACCTTCAAGGCCAGGAGAAACTAGATCAAGAGGATACTCTGTTGTAGAACCGGCTTCAACATTGATGGTTTCGAAAATGTTACCAAGAATGTTACCAACGAGAACGCCCTTACGAAGGGGTAGTTCTAGAGCCTTGGCAAACTCATGCTGAGCAGCCGCAGCAACATTGATATCGGCATCCCCTGACTTACGTAGGAGAGCGATAAACTCATCGCTAGGTCTTTTATTAATTGGCATGTTTAAATCTCCTTTGTTTAATTTATTAGTCAGGGAAGGTTAACTTCTACTTTGGCATAACCGTCTTCATCCTTTGTAGAAAGGAAACGGCCAACCATTAGTACGCCAGAGCTACCGGGTGAATCGGGGCGTAGATTGCCAGCAGTTACGTGGCAAGCATAAGCAGCGTCACCGGCATTTGGAGTACCAGTAATATTATTTGTTACAACGTAACCCTTGCGGAGTACAGTAACCTTACCACCCTTTTGTACCTCGTCCTTATAGACATTGAGGTGTGTTCGGGTTAGATCCTTATTTACAACGTCGTTAAGTAGAATGCCTACCGGGCGACTTGCCGATGTTGCTGCGGCATACTTCACAAGGTTAACACCTTGATCCATAGCTGCACCAGAACCGGCTGTATCATGTACAACTACGCCACCGCGAGTAGCAGTGCCTTCGTTGTAAAAGAAACTGATATCAGTTTGAAACTCATATCTATCTGATTTTAGAGCCATAGTTTTTTCTCCTGTTTAAATCACTTACGTAGGACGTTTTCTGTTAGCCACTCTGCTACACTAGCTCTTGTAGCCTCTAACTCATCATTTACATCAGAAGCATCTACAAGAGTGGCTTCTGTTGATTCGACACCTTCAAAAAGTTCAGAAGTTGCTTCTGTAGCTGTTTCTGTTGTTTCCTGTTCGGAAGCTACAGTTGTTTCAGAAGCCATTTCTTTTTCTTTTTCTTTCATCATCTTATCTTTCATAGCGCCCCACTTCTTTTTCATGCCAGCAACTACAGCTTCAAAAGCTTCGTCGCTTAGGGCGTCATAAAGAGAAACTGACTCTTCAGCTTCTGCGTCTTCAAAGCCAGCCATGACTAGCTTTTCTTTACGCATACGATCCTTTTCTTTCTTTTGCATATCTTTCATAGCGGCAGAAAGTTCAGAAAGCTCTTTATCTTTGGCTGCAATAGCCTCTTCTAGAGATGCTACCTTTTCTTCAAAAGCTTTGATAGCTGTTTCTCTTTCGGCAAGACTAGACTCAAGTGTAGAAACCTTGTCTGTAAATTCTTGTGTTACAGATTCAACTTCTGCCTTTGCTGTCTTGACTTGCTCTTGTGAAGAAGCTAACTCACCTTGTAGATCAGCTAGCTGCTTCTCTAAGTTAGTATCTGACATATTAATATCTCCTTTAGAAACGTTTGAAATACTATACTCTTCTTTTTTAGCAGAGAAAGCTTTGCTAGAATCAAGAATCACACTTCTTGGGTTAGCTGGTTTAGATACTAGACCTTTACCAGAAAAAGAAATGTCTCTTAATGATCTACCAATTTTATAGCCTTCATACTCTCCTGTACCACCGTATGCTCTTAAGTGCTTTGTCAAAAACGCCGACTCTTCGCTACGTGTGATAATTCTTGCGTTGCCATTATTGTCTAATACTGAGTAATCAAAGTTAGCAAATAAACACTCCATTGAAACGAACCACTTGCCATCTTCAATTTCTGATATTATTTTTTGCATTCTTTCTCTATTATCTGGATTAGTCCAGCTATTATAGAGAACAGCTTCTGTAACAATATCAAACTCTAGTGGTACTTCTTCGGAATCTTCTGCTAGGATTTTTTGTCCCTGTCTATCGACTACATAACTACCAGTAATATGCCCAATGATATCGTTTTCATTGTGCATGAAGTTAAATTGTTTGTCTTCTGGAGTAGATCTAGCTGCCCAAGTTTCTTTTGGATCAAAAACATCGTCGTTTTTATTCCAACCAGTAGAAACTAAAATGGACTTAAGATAATATAAGTCTATCTGATTTGGATTACTAGAAGCTCTAATTTTTTGTATTGTTTGTCTAGATACATCCCAAGAGCTATCTTGATCAATATTATTAACCAATATAGCAGGCGCACAATAAGCAATGCTTGCTTGCGCCTTAATAGTCTCGGATAAACCGTCTAGAATTTCTTGTTTATATATATTCATTATTGGTGTGTGCCTCTCAAAAATAATATACACAAAAAGAGATTTGCACGTTAAACAGAGACATTTTGCTCTATATATAAACCAACAATGTTTCTTCTATATTGCTCTATGTTCATTGAATCAAAATTAATATTATATTCTTTTAAGAGATCCATAAATTCTTTGGGAGCAGATTTTTGATTCTTTAATAAATCTGTAACTGAAGCTTCTGTAACGTTTTCCATAAGATCTACATTTGTTAAAACATCGATCTTAAGTTGTTCTAATTCGTTGGCTTCTGCCTTTGTTAACTGTCTCAAGTTTTTTTTGCTCTTACAGTTAAGATAAGCATTATTTAAGATATCTGAAATATTGTCCCAAGCTGTCTCAGCCCAAACAACAAGCTCTGCAACCCCTGGCTTGGATCGAGGCTTTGCTATTCTTTGTTTACGCTGTTGTGAATCTTTGGATAATGGTGGTCTTCCGTTTTGGTTGGCTGGCTTTGGTTGGCCTGGAGATGTTCCAACTGGAGCGGCTGGGGCGGGCTTAGGAATAAGTATATCTTTTGGTACTGTTGTTTTGATACCAACGTCTTGCGGCAAGACTTGATTAGTTTGAAGAGCAATCTTTTCTAGATTTTCTTTATGTTGTGGATTATGATATGGGCCAGCCTTATTCGGGGTTTTATCGCCAGATCTCTCCTCAACCTCTCTTTGTAGTCTAATCTTTTCTACTTGTGGAATTTCCTTGAATCTAGATAGCAGGGTTTCATGGCTAATAATGTCTCTATCAGCTAATTGTATTAGTAAATTCTTTTCGGCAGCTTCATCAGATAAGCTCATTTGGTCAAATTGAACATAAGCCTTATTTCTAAAGCCCATAGATCTTCTAACAAGTTCAATTTCTTTTTCCCAGAATTTAACTAGCAAATCTCTGCCATATTGTAAACGTTCTACTAAAGTCTTTAATGATATAAAGTTATTAGTAAATCCACCGCCGTTAGTAGCCATGCCTGTAAGTGTTGGAGGAACACCAAGTCCAGCATATATACTGTTTAGCACTGCGGTATACTTCTCAGAGCCAAGGAACTTATAGACTTCGCTACTAGACTCTTTAAATGTTAACTCTGGACCCCAAACAAGCTCCATTGTTCCGCCGCCAACATTGCTAGCTAATATATCTCTTAATTTATTAATAGCTGGCTTATTTGGTAAAATCTTATGCTCAAGACTACCAAGTGTCCACAGTCTAATATTAGATATAGCACCGTCAAGGGCCGATAAGTCTGCTAATCTCATTTTTTCAAGCATGATAATATCGTCTAATATTGCGTAAATCATGGGATTAGCCCATAATTGCCAATCATCCTTCTTATAGTGAAAAACACTTAGTCTATCAACATCTAGTGGTACTTTTTTCTGACCACTCTTAAGAGCCTGCTTGATATTTTCTGGCAGAGTATTAATAACGTCGCCTTGAACATCGCCGTCTACGAATCTATCAAAAAACGTTCCCAAATTAACTACGTAAGAAGATTTCCCAAGAAATAGAGAGAGGGCACCATCTTTATGCTCTACGTTGAGAGGATTAAAAAAGTTATATCTCCAAGGAATTTCTCGCGTAGTCATTTTGGGAATTTCTACTTTAATATCGGATGCCAGCGATTTCATGTACTGCTCTATTTGAGGAGTAATTTTAGCATAACTACGATATGTAATGACATTACCAGTTTTATATAAGTTATTCAAAAAGCGTTCTGAACGCTCCTTGCCATTAACGCTTTTAAACCATTGCTGATAAAATCTTTCTACGCTTTTGTTTGGGTGTACTATTTGAATGCCTTGGCAACCAAAGTCTCCCATGAGATCAATAATGTTTCTAATGATGCCAACTTTATCGTAAGCATCCATGCACATTTTAATTGCTTTACGCTGCTGAGAAGGTACGGCCTCGTTCGGCCTAAAAGCGTAGTAATCTAAGTGAGAAAACCCAGGCTTGACGGTTCGATTTGGTTCTATATCTGTAAAATTTCTATACGTGCTGCCCTGAGTTTTGGCTAGACCCCCATAAGCATCAACGTTGTCAGAAAATTGAGACATTGCTTGGGATTTACTTGTGGGATTGTCATCTGACCACATTACCATTTCACTATTATCACTCATGATTACCTCAATGGGATTGTAATTGGATTGCCACTAATTAATACACATCTTTCATTTGTTCAGCGAACCAGCTTGGGCCAGTATACATTTTTTCTGATGGATTTTTCTGAGCATGTCCACCGGTAGCAAATCCTCCATAAAACTGGTAGGCTTCTGGAGTTGGAGTTCTTTGTAAAACTCTAGCAGCCATATTTGCCATTAATAGAGCAGAGTATCTGTCTTTTCTCATCTTGCTTTTTTTACCAGTTCCAACTATGACTTCTGGAGTATCCCACCTATCTCTTCCGCTATTGGTTTGTGTCATCTGTATCATAGACAACTCATCTTTTAGCTCTTCTATTTCTAGAACACATTCTTCTAGAGTATCAAACATTCTATTTTTAATTGAATCTTCTGCGTTGGACAAGCTAAGAGATATGGTGTCAAAATAAGGAAATAGTAACACTTTATCTTCAAAATCCTTTCTCATACCATGATTTGCTTCTGCTAACCAATCGTGTCTAGCGAACTGGCATGGTTCTATAATATGTAATCCGCGTTCGCCATCTGTATCCTTTGGCTTGTCATCTTCTATTATAGGCCATAATGGCAATTCGCCATCTTTAATTTTATCTTGATCGTGTAAAGATTCTATAACAGCTATGCCACCGCCCTGTGCGTCTATTGATATATGTATGCAAGGATATAGAGCCATTAGATCTCTAATTTTTCTAGCACAATATGAATAGAAATCAGTTTCATTGGAATAACCCTTTTTAACAAGTTCTTTATGTTCTGACCTCGTTGTTGTCCAACAGTGAACTATTCTTCTATGGTCAGGATTAGCTTCTAAAATAATAATGCTGAAGTTATCAACTTCTGATGCTGGGTCAACTCCAAAAATATATCTTTTATTAGGATCTCCCATTAAAGATGCTTCAAAATGAATCTCATTACCTTTACTATCTTTAATAGTAGAATCCTTGGATATTACGCAAGACTCTATTAATGATCTCTTAAAGAATCCTTGACTATCTCTAGTGAAACAAGCCCCATATTCCATTTGATAGATACCAGCATGAACAGTAGCTTTAGATCTAGCAACTTGATCAGCATCCATAAATCCTGGTGGCAATAATTCATATGGCATTCTTATAATAGAATATTGTGTCCAATCAAAGTTCTCTGGCGGATCGTCGCCATTAAAAATTTCCCTTAATCTAGAAGGAACGCCTCTACTTTTTATAATGGACTGCCACTTTTTCCAGTATGTGGCAAAGTGATTAAAGTCATAATAGGCTGTACCAGACAAAATAATTTGATTATCTTTTTGATCTTTTGGCGTATCTTCTGCTATGATTTCTACCCCAAGTTCTTTAGCCTTATTCTGCGCGGCTAATCTTTTGACGTTTTCAACAGGATCAGCACTTACGGCTGCAAAGCCAGCAACAACATTTTCAAAAATATCTCTAGGAATAGAAGCAAATTCGTCAGCAATAATATCATTTGCTCTTTGGCCTCTAATCTTTTGGCCGTCGCCTAGAGGTAAACAAGTAATAATACTGTCATTAATACGCATCACACATCTGTCTGTATCTCTACGAGGGCCACTGTCTGCATCGCACATATCTCTTAACATTGGAGAATTTCTCCAAATTGTTTCCATATATTCAAATACTACTTTAGACTGCCTAAATGCAGCGCCAACTATAACAATCTTTCTGCGAGGAAGCATTAAAGCTCTAAGCATAGAATATACAGATAGTTTGAATGATTTACCAAATCCTCGACTAGCAATAAGCATTGGAAATTTTCTTTCCCATAACTCTTTAATAATAAGGCTCTGAGATGGTAATAGCTGTATATTTAGAATGTGATTAGCAAAAAAAGAAAGATAGTCTGGCCTACTCATTAGCCAAGAAAGCTTAAGATGAAAATCGTCATCAGAGGACTTTAATATAGACATTGGGTTAAATAGGTCTGTTTCTATATTATCCAGACCCAACCAAGCTTCGTCTATAATCTTTAGCTTAGATTTACTCATGAAAGAGGGTGCCAGTTTGTTATAATCTTATCAGCAAATCCATAATATAGAGCCTCATCAGAGTGCATATACCAATCGCCAGACTTGAACTTTCTGATTAAGAACTGTTTCACCTGTTTTTCGCTAGGCTTCTTTCCAAATTTTTCATAGAAGAATGGTCCATCTACACATCTCTTAGCATATATATTGAACATAACATCACACATCTTTTTTTCATAATCTGCATAATTCATAGCGCTAAGATAGTCCATATTAATATCGCTAGAACCAAAGTGGCACATAAAATGAGTATTTGGTGTTAAGAGCCTATAATCAGCAGCTTGTAATATGATGCTACTCATAGAAGACGCTTGGCCATAAGCAATAATGGTCACGTAAGATCTGCACATTGTGATAGCGTCATATATAGCCATTCCATCAGACCATTCGCCACCTATGCTTTGCATATGTATAATAATTGGCTGATCAGATCTGGTATCCAATGCTCTAAGATTTTTAAGAAACGTATTTGACATCCTGTACTCAACTCCAGGATTTGCATTATCTTCTGTGTGATAGTGATTATGTAAGAATATCTCTCTAGATGCGATATTAGCACCATAATCGTGAAAATCTTTTAGTAGTTCTGGCTCTGCCATTATTCTTTTCTCCCTATGGTGTACATTTCATTTACTCTTTTAAAGATGCTACTTACTGCTAAAAAAGCATTATATTTATCTCCGCAGAACAAAACATTAACATTATTATAAAGTTGAAATTCTATTAAACATTTTAACATATATTTACCAGTAATTTTTACAGAAGACTTGTTTTTAATTGGTATACGTGTTTCTTCTGGAAATTTAATTAAATCTTCTAATGAGAATTCTAGTATAATAAATTTATGAGGGAATGAAGCCATCCTCTCTATTTCATCAAGAAAAGCATATTTCTTTTGACCAAGATTGACTGCTAATTCTTCAACACACCCCTTTCTTTCTATACAAACCTTGTCTTCTAGCCCCTGTATAGTGTAATCTCCGGTATCTAGCTTGTGTTCTATCATGCCAGCGCACGTATTAAACGCGCTGAAGAAATAACCGTCTTGCTCTCTAGTATCTTTAATTACTGTGAAATTTGGAGCTTGCTTATATGCCATTTATAATCTCCATAAATAGTGTTTCATAATGATGTTCTTTACCTTTTATGGATTTGTGGCAATTTGTACATAAACTAATACCATTAGATACTTCATATCTCAAAGAAGAGGCTGTAGACCACTTCCTAATGTGATGTACCTGTAATTTTCTGCTATATCCACACCCAGGCATCATGCACTTATTTCCATCGCGTTTAAGAACCGCTTTTCTAAAAGCTGTATAGGCTGGATCATCATAATTTCTTTTCATAAAAGGTATATTTTATCTATTCTACACTCTCTTTTTAGTTTTCTACACAGTATTCTCATAGTAATAGAAGGATTTTGATCTATAAGGATCTTTATCAATTGATCAAATGCTAATCTACATGCCTCGTCTGGATTATTTGCAGATATAAAAATAGTAGGAAAGGGTGAATTATATGATCTTAAAATCAAATGCTTGATTTTATCAAACACTCTAGATATGTCTAGCATTAATCGGTAGTTTTTCATTTAACCTATCGCTTATCATAAGAGATACTAAGTCTGGTAGATCATACTTTGGCGTCCATCCTAGCTTATTATTGGCCTTAGAGCAGTCTCCACGTAAATAGTCTACTTCTGCTGGCCTGTAAAACTCCTTATCTACTACAACTAAATTTGACCAATCATTTATGCTAATTCTGTGAAATGCAAAATCTAAGAAATCTCTAACTTTATATGTTTTACCTGTACAGATAACATAATCATCTGGAATTTCTTGCTGTAGCATTAGCCACATAGCTTCTACGTAATCTCCAGCGTATCCCCAATCTCTAAATGAGTCTAAATTGCCTAATCTTAATTTAGGCATACTTTCGCCAAGCACTCTACCGTATATATAATCTGTATCGTAGTTTAGATCTTTTATATCAAGCTTATTATTCTTAAGCCAGTAATAGAAATCTACAATCCAATTTGTTATCTTTTTGGTTACAAAGTTGTCGCCTCTGCGCGGGCCTTCATGATTAAACAGAATTCCAGCACTTGCATGAAGATTGTAAGCTTCTCTGAATAGTCTTACGGCATAATGGGCAGCGCATTTAGCTATAGCGTATGGCGATTGTGGTAAAAACTTAGTATTTTCGTTCTGAAACTTTGTGCCATCTGGACCAATATCGTAAGAATCACCAAACATTTCGCTGGAAGAGGCTTGGTAGAATCTAGACTGAAACATATCTAAATCTACTATTGTCTGTAGAATATTAATACAACCTTTACCGGTAATATCCCAGGTAATAGCTGGCTGTTTAAAAGATGTTCCTACATGAGACTGCGCTGCCAAGTTATAGATTTCATCTACATCTTCGTTACTCCGAAGTAGATTCAAGACACTATAAGAGTCAGTAATATCCCCCTCAACAAGCTTGAATCTGCTATCAGAACTTAAATGTTTTATTCTTTGTGCTGTGTCAACGCTAGATCGTCGCATTACCCCAACTACCTTGCTATAATCTTTTGATAATAGAAGGTCTGCTAAGTGGCTTCCATCTTGTCCCGTTACTCCAAATATAATCGCAGTTTTCATGTGTTCTCCTAATTAGTCTTTAATTGTATCTGGTGTTAAGAATGGTTGATCAATTACCCCGTCTTCATATTTATGGAACGCGCTTAAGCGTTCCTTTTCTTTCAACATAGCCAATCTCATTTTCTCCATCTCAATACCGTAACGTTTCATCTTCTCTGGATCTTGTATTAAACTAGCTATCCAAGATGTGAAGCTTTGTTTAGAGTCTTCTAATCTTTTGATTCTCTGCTCTCTAGTACCTTTCATTTCTCTTAACATAGCTGCTTTCTTAGTTTGTAGTTCGCGGTAATCGCGGTTAAGACTTTCTTGACTCGCCCTTAAAGCTGCCATCTGTCTCTCAAGATTCATTAAATAATCTTGGTCACGCTGATCCTTATCTAGCGCCCTTTCGTCACGAATAAGTTTTTCAAGCATGTTCATCTCATTAAGATTATCTTTATTACTCTTTAAACATCTATTCATGAGTATTTCTAGCTTGATAACATCCACAACTTGTAGTTCTTCTGTTGGAAAAACGTCATCTTTAAACTGTGCGATAATTCTAGTCCAATGATATTTAAATAGTTCCAACTCTTCAGAGGTAAACTGATTTTCTAACTCTATCCAGTACGGGCGATCTTCTAATTCAAAAGCAGCCTCTTCTTCTAATGACAGTCCGCGTTTGAGCTTTCTTTTAACAAAAGAGTCTATAGACTCAACATCTCTGTCGAGCTTCTTAGCAATATCGTCTACCGTAAGGTTATCTATATTATTAGAAATAAACCTAATTTCTTCTTTGGAAAGTCTACCCTTCTTCATGAACGTGCCTTTCAATCAATTCTTTAATTAATTCTATAACTTCTTCTCTCCGCTTTTTAGGAACATATACATCGTTGATGAGCTTAAGATAGTCGGCGCGGTAGGTAGATGGCAAATGCTTATTTAGTATATTTTGCATATGCTTAGCATCTATATTAACGTCATGATTTTCTTGATGTTTGTTTACCGGAATGTACTCTTCTGAAGATAAGCTTTTAGGCTTTAATACCTTTTTCTTTTCTTCTTCGTCTTTAGTAAAATAATTGTCTCTAATAAAATTCTTTAAGCGATTAGATAGGTGGACCGATAGGAAATTCTCTAAGGGGCGTTTGTTGTCATATCTGTCTAGAGCGTCCATACATATAATAAAAGCTTCTTGTTTTATATCATCAACCTCATATCCATAAAACGTATATTTAGATGCTATTCTGTTTACTACGGTATTTATTTGATGAACCACCTCTTGTTCTGTCATGTTCTTGGGTATTTTCATTCTTCAATGTCTTCCTTCCAAACTAAAGATCTCCATTTCTCTCCATCGTAATACTTAAGATTATCGTCCGTCTTATCATAGATAAAGCAACCCTTTTTGGCTCCAGACTTACCAGATGGAACAAATTGTAATACGCTTGTTGCTAGTTTCTTAACATCTAATTTGCTAGTTTTAAGAATCACTTGTTTAGTAAAGCTTGATAAGGAACTCCATAACCTTTCCACAAACATAGCGTTATTAAGAGATAAAGATTGTAATCCATCGCTTAGTCTTCCAACTAAAGAATCTTCAGAAACCGCAAAAGAGTGCGGCGTAAAAGGGGCTATGGACGTAATTAGTGAATGAGACTCTAATAAGTTTTCAACATATAGTTGAGGAACTGTAGAATAAGCTATGAGATAATCACAGTCTGTGCATCTAAAGGGCGTACATCCACCTATGCATGGCATTTGATTAGATGGATCAGAACCAGTAGCTATTGGGATTTCTCTGACAATAACAGTTTTGCCGTTTTTATCAGCCAAGTACCCAATGCCACGCTCGTACTTTATAACCTTATTATTCTTAACTTGCTCTAGAGCGTAGAAAAAGCGACAATCATTACCAAATACGTGACTAAAACAATTACAGTCCGTTATGGTCTTATTTTTAATGGCGTAAGAAAGGGGCTGGTTAACATCGCATAGCCCGTAAACGCCAAGAAGCTCTATATTGTCTTCGTAATCTATGCGAGCTAGCTCAATCGCCTTGTTCGTTGTTGTTTTCAGATTCATCCTTGTCCTTTACCTCTAAAACCGTGCTAATAGGCTTATCGGGCTTGGATAAATCTTCGACTATTTCGTTTCGCAAAGCGGCTGTAGCCCTGCAATCCAGTTGCGTTTCGATTTGTTGCTTTTTAATCATATTAATACTCCTGCTATATAATACACGGTAACACGGGGAATAACACTGTTTGATCCAAATCTAGTTAACAAACGTATTATATAATACAAGGAGGGAATCATGGGCAAGGATGCTAAATTACATATTGAAAATCTAGAGAATAGACTTGCGCTAACTGGTGCTATTGTGGCTTTTGTTGATTCTGGCATAGATCTTAATCATAAAGACTTATCAGAGAATATATGGACAAATACTAGTGAAAAAGTAGACGGAATTGATAACGACAATAACGGGTACGTTGACGATATTCATGGGTGGGATTTTGCAAATAACGACAATATTCCACAGGATGATTTTTATCACGGAACGCACATTGCGGGGATAGTGGATTCTGTTAGTAAAAATACCGTCACATTAATGCCCCTTAAGTTCCAAAACTATCAAGGATTGGGATATACGGGGGCGGCTGCAACTGCTATTAATTATGCTACAAATATGAAGTTGCGTGGACACAATGTTGCCGCTATTAATCTTAGTTGGGGAGGTGGAACATCATCCTCGCTAGTATTATCGAATGCTATTAAGCGGGCTAGTGATAATGGTATAGTGGTAGTAATAGCTGCTGGAAACAATTCGTCCAATAATGATACTCTGCCACGATATCCTTCGTCATATAAGTTCAACAATACTATTAGTGTGGCTGGACTCAACTCTGACATGACTCTAGCAGGATATTCTAATTATGGAAAAAATAGCGTGGAGATTGGGGCGATTGGAACGGCGTATTCAACACTTCCTGGAAATAATTACGGAACAATTAGTGGAACTAGTATGGCGGCTCCAAACATTAGCGCAGCAGTAGCAATGCTAAAGAACATAAACGTTAACTATGGGGCAAATCAGATTAAGTGGGCAATATTATCTACGGCGAAGATGGTAGCTGGATTGGTAGACAAAGTAGCCTACGGATACTTAGATGTTCAAGGGGCATTGGGATTAAATATGGTTCCAAAGCCAGATATCATGCCAATTCAGCCACCACCGCCAATAGTTGAGAGCCGTGCGCACGTAGTTTCAGTAAACAAACATTACGTTAAAACGCAGACTCAAGACGGGGCTGGTAGATTAACAATTAAAATCAATAATGCCGTAAGGTATGAGTCTAATGTGTCAGGGTACTTAAGCGTTTATATCAAAAGGTGGATGACTAAGCGATACAATAACGTTACCGTAGTTTTCAAGAGCAATCTTGGTAAAGAATCAATAATCTATCAAGGGTCTTTGAAGCGATAGGGGCGAAGGGGGAGGATTGGGTAATACTTAAAGATAATTATTGGTTATTGTGAAAGAACCACCCATCGATTTTTCCTAGATTATCCAGCTTAACATTTATAAGATAAAACCCCCACCTTCCCCAATCTACCTATCTTAACATTCTGCATTCCTACCCCGCCCCGCGTGTCATAAGTCTATATATACCAATGACTTACGCTCACATTCTCACGATCCAGAGTGTCCATTCTACAGAGAAAAAAATCTTTTTGACGTAACTCCTTATGGGATAATGACTTAGGGAAAATCCAAAATTATTCTAAAGAGAGGGCTTGACTTCTGCCGATGATATTGGTATAATTAAGCATCAAAGGAAAAGAGAAGAAAAGGAAAGAAAATGAAAAACGCTACTCACATCAACAGCTTCATCAACAGCCTCCCCAAGATTGCTCAAAAGAAAGTGTGGAAGGTTACGGATTCCACTGGTACGGTTGTTCAGTATGTTGGTGCTACAGATAATCGGAAAAGCACTGCTCAAGTGTACATCAACAATAAGTATCCCGGTCAGGCTTTGACCCTTACGTTTTCCCACTTCAACGGAATGATTGCTCTCCCCCGATAAGAGGGGTTGACGGGCGGGAAAAGTTTGGTATAATATTGGAAAGAGAAAGAGAGAAAGAAAATGGTTTTCTACATGTATCGTGCTGTTGATGCTAAGCGTTTGGGTACAGTATTCGCTAAAGATTGGGTTGACGCCCGTACACTAGCAACGGAGAAATGGGGATATAAGTTTGGCGAGGTGTTCGCCTGTACAGCCCCACTTCCAGAAGAAAACGGTTTGGTGATTTGGTAAGCGTAACCTATCTAGGATATACAAATGAATAGCCTTGACAAGATTCTTTCCGCCATGCGTACAGGTAAGTATGGTAGCGTTGTTGACACCAAGGGTAGTGTACATGTGGGCATCATCAACTCTATCATGCGTGAGGATGGTAGCGGTAGGAACTGGATCGTATCAGTGACCAACCGTACAGTAAGCGAACAGGTTTTTATCCACGCGACGTAAGTTGTTGTGGGATAAGGACTTACGACAAATCGGGGCCGCAAAATTTGACGTAAGTTGTTGGGGCATATAGACTTACGACGATTCTCTTTTTTCTTCTCATTTGGCACAAAATTATATTTCTGATTTTCTCAAGAAAGCCCCTTGACATGGACGATAAATAGAGTATAATTAAGACATAAGAAAGAGAGAACAGAAATGACCATTCAAGTGCAAAACACGATTCGCCGGTTGGTTGCCCGTCATGGATATTCGGCAACATTTGTTCAGCATATGGGCGAAGGTATTGTTCTGTACAGTATCGGTGGAATCATGTATCGTATTCGTGGTGATGGGACGATTCTTTAAGGATAAGTAAGATGATTGGCTTTTTTGATTTTGACATGACTACAGCAATTACGCAAGGTAAGGAAACCCCGAGCCTTAGCCAGTTTAAGGATATTGGGTATGCTACACAAGATATCCTAAATGCTAAACCTACAAAGATTGTGCGTAGGATGAAAGATTATCACCAAGTATACATTCTTACAGCCCGCTCTAGCGGTAATGGTAAGATGAGAGATTCCATTAAAAGGTATTTCAAGAAAAATGGAGTCTATATCCCAACTAGGAATATTATTATGGTTGGGGATTATATGCAGGATAAAAAGACTGCTGAAAAGAAAGCGATTGTGCTAAATAGGTTTGCTAGTCAAATTAAGCAAACTATACATTTTTGGGATGATGATTCAAATAACGTAGAATACGCAAAATACGTAAATAGAGTTAAGGCTTTTCAAGTTTAGGTCGTAAGTCCTTGTGGCGTAAGGAGTTATGTCAATTCGGGAGGGGCGTTTTTGACGTAAACCCTTATGGCATATAGACTTACGGCGAGTGTTGCAAAATGCGGAGCAAAATGCTACACAGTGTAGCAAAATGCAACAGTCATTCTGACAGTGCCAATCTGGCATAGATCGTAAGTCCAATAGAATCAACCACTTAGAGAAACAAAAAATATTTCTGAGTTTGGCACGATCTTCGCATATATATAGAGCATAAGAAAGAGAGTTTGAAAGATGAAAACGGTTGAAACAAAGTTTGGTCCGATTGGTGAGTTTTATGAGTTTGATGGTGTTCGTCGTAAGGATGGTAAGGAGTTTACGGGTGAAATCGTTCGTATTCTCCAGACTCATCGTGGTACGCTGGTCACACTTATGACATATGGTGAGACTAGCAAGGAATACCGTAACGTATATCTTGAAGAGTGTGAGTTTACCGTAACCCAACCGGCTTGGGCTTGATAGGAGAAAATCATGTTAGAGTTTTTTATATATACCGTTGCTGAAAATAAGCTTGTTGGAAATGTGTTTGCCAAAGATTGGATTGACGCACGTTCAATAGCTTGCAAAACGTTTGGATATAAGTTTGGAGAAATTTTCGCCTGCAAGGCTCCGCTCCCTCAGTAGTGGGGCTTGACGGCCCAAAAGAAAATCTCTATAATTCACCCATCACTAGGAAACCAAGGAAAAAGAAAATGGCTAAGTTTGCTATCATCGAAAACGCCAAGCGTCAGGCTCGTATGTGCTTTTTGGGAATTGCTATTCCTCACCAGCCGAGTCTCGCTAATGGTGAATATGGCCCGATTCGTTCGGAAAAAGTTTTGAAGTTCAATCGCAAAGCGTTGCGAAATCTTGGTAAGATAAAGAATGTAAAGGCTGACCCTCGCCTTATTGGTAGTGATGATAGTATGATTATGAAAGTTGGAAAGCCAGGTTCGCGTGAGCGTGTTGAGGCTCTGCGTTATCAGTATGAAATGATTATGAATAATAATAAGGAAGTCTCGCCGTTCTCTTGGGATGGTTGATATATGGAACATATCCAAACACGTATTCTGCAAGACATTCTAAGAGCAGAACAAATTAGATTAGATTATATATCACACCCTTTACAACGTCGTATTACTATGCAACGTATTAGTAATATTGCTACTGAACTTTTGCGAAGAATGAGAAACGAGTCGTAAGTGGTTGTGGCGTAAGGACTTATGGCCGGTCGGCGGGGCCGCGTTTTTCGTAAACCCTTGTGGCGTCTAGACTTAGAGCGAATAGCTTGGCAAACGCCATGCCACAAAAATTATTCTGATTTGGCATGAAAATATATTTTGCTTTTTCTAGATTTTTCCCTTGCATGTGCCGATATATATGGTAGAATGAAAGAAAGAAAAGAGGACAGCATGACGAATTACCACAAAGTCTATAAGTTTGGGAACGGTTACGGTGCTAGTGTTGTTTGTGGCGATATGACGTATGGCGGGAAGAATGGATTTTTTGAGGTTGCCGTTCTTGACGCTGCGGGGGAAATCGTATACGATACGCCAGTAACCGGCGACGTTATTGGTTGGCTGGATTTTGATGGTGTTGCAAAGGTGTTGCGAGAGATCCAAAATCTTCCAAAAAAAACTGATGTTTAGACTTGACTCCTGCCGATAAGTATGGTAGAATAAGAGCATCAAAGGAGAAAGACATGAGCTACGATTTCGAAGATGTGAACGCTATCCTGTCTGGCATGGTTGACGATGGTATGGCCGAGCCGATTGACGATCCTAAACTGGAAGTCAACTTTTGGGATTGGGCCGATGTTCTTGGCATTGTTGACGAATTCGTTCCGGTAGAGTATACTTGAAGGAGAAAATCATGAGTCACCCCGATCCGTGCTACGATCCCGATAACTCTTACGAGGATGATATGAATTACGACGATTACAATGATTTTTATGGTGAAGTAAACGCAGAAGATTTGGAGAATGGTTGGAATGATTCTTATGATGATAGCATGGATGGCGATCACGATTCGGCTATGGAATCTTGCGGGTGGGGAACTGATGAGGACTACGGATACTATGGGGATGATACCCCAATGGCCGACGATTATTATGGGGGTGAGTAATGAGCTATAACGGTTATAAGAATTACGAAACCTGGAATGTTTGCCTGTGGATTGCAAACGATGAGGGGCTATATAATCTCGCCCGTGGTTGTGATGATTACTCTGATTTTGTTGAGCAAATGAGAGAGTTAGGTTGCGTTGAAACTGCCGATAGCGTAGCATGGAACGATAGCGGTATCGACCTTGACCAAATGAAAGAATTTTGGGATGAACTCTAAAGATAACGATCAGCCGCAGTATATGGGTAGTCACGACGATACCTATTACCCGTTTGCAAACTCTGGACAATATAATCCATATAAAGATAATATGGATAATGATTTTGGGGCTAACACAAAAAGTGAAGATGGAGACAGCAATGGCCGATATAAATATAGAATGGATTTGGATGGGCGTGGGTTTCGTAGTGGGTGTTGTTAGTGCGTGGTTTGTTTCTGATCTTGTATTTCCAACTAAGGAATAATAATGCGACAGGAAGTTGTGATTCTGATGGTGTCTTTTGTTCTCGGCCTTGTTGTTGCCCTTATTGCGAACGCTTGACAAACTAAAATCTTCTGATAGAATAGAAGTAACTAAGGAGAAAAGAAATGAATGACTATGTTATCTTTGCTGTTTGCTTTGCCGTCGTTTGCCTTTTTCTTGCTGCTATGTTTCTATACAATATTTACAGAGGTGTAAATGATAGCCTTGCTAATGCTCATATTGGTTCTGTATATAACTTTCGATACTTCCAGCCCATGAGTGGAACTTGTGAAAGGTATCTTGCTAAGATTGTTAACATTCGTAAGTTGACCGATTATGAAATTGCTAGACTTAATTGGTCCAGTGATTATCGTAACGGTGATAAGAGTTTCGCACGTAGTAATACGCTGGTTACTTGTCTTATGAATAATGGTGACTATCGTAACTTTTATGCTGAGCGTAGTGACATGTGCAAACGTTCAGCGGCTGGTGATCTTATGTTCAAGTGGGGTTTTGCCCACCTATTCTAAGATCTGCTCGCTCGCCCTAAACCCTTGCAGCGTAAGGACTTAGGGCACGGCGGGCGGGCGAAATTTGACGTAAACCCTTACCAGATATAGACTTAGGAAAAATTAAAGATTTCGCTTGACAAGTGACGATAAGTGTGGTAAGCTATTGTAGGAGAAGGACTTATGAATCATTGTGAAGATATACAAGATGAGGGGGAAACGGTAGACTTAGTAGTTTGGGAGGAATACGTAAGATGGGCAGAATTGGTAAGCCAGGAAAATGGGGTGGAATAGTATCACCTAAAGATCGAAGATGGAAGTTTTACCGATAGTCAGCGAAGAATGGTCTTGACAGATTAAAGTATTGATGATAGAATGTCGATAACAAGTTAGGAGGAAATGTGAGAGTCTCTAAACAATTTAATCCAGACGCCGTTTACGATTTGTTTGATGTTCTAGTTGACATCCTGGCAGAATATGAGTATGATGTAGAGTGTTTTGAGAAGTGCGGAACAGACTGTTCTTCTCAGCATGAATTGGTTGATAGAGCTAGGGCCGCGATAGAGAGTGCTTATCCTGGGTATTTTGACAACAAGGAATAATTTATGAAGAACGTTCATGTTTATGATATTCTGGCCGATAATGGTGAGTCTTTTGTTGATCTGATTATCCCCGTAGAGGATAACTTTACCTATATGGACGTTTTTGATAAGGTACAAATTGCTTATGCAGATGAGGTTGACAGCTATAGCTACAGTGTGATAGAGTGAATCTCTTTCGGAGGCGTAACTTAGCAGCTAAAGTAACGGTCTTTTAAACCGTAAATCGTGGGTGCGAGTCCCACCGCCTCTATTTTACGTTAGTTGACAATTCATCGTGTATAAGGTATAATAGGTAAGTTCATCCACCATCCTCTATTTCAGTGTTTATTATGTATAACGAAAATGTTATGAAATGGTCTGGCGGTTTTCTACCAGAAATATACGATGAATATGAGTTCATTGACGAAGAAGATGTTGCCGTATATGACGATAGCACAGAATGGTATAATAACTACGTATTTACTGACGGGGAATAGAGAAGTCTAGCCGTTCTCGTTGGCCTCATAAGCCAAAGATCGTGGGTGCGAATCCCACTTCCCCTACTTTTATTTTTACGGAGGCTGGCGTTTGAGTTGCGATGGTTGCCCGCATAGTATAAAGGCTATTACAGTTGATTTGTAATCATCGAATGGGGGTTCGATTCCCTCTGTGGGCTTACGGGATGGTGTAACGGTAGCACGAAAGATTTTGGTCCTTTCTGTTTAGGTTCGAATCCTAATCCCGTAATGATTTAAGAAATATATACCAGAGTGGCGGAATGGTAAACGCAGGGGATTGTTAATCCCCCGTCCTTGATAGACATTGTAGGTTCAAGTCCTACCTCTGGTGCTTGATTATATACTGCGTCAGTTTAGCGGTGTTCTGACGTAAAAACCAAAAATGCCGCTTTATAGAGGTCAGGCAGATACTGTTTTGCTGCACCGCTTTGCTAAAGCGGGCCGGTTAAATCCGGTCAGGGTTAGATTCCCTGGGCCTCTGTTTCGGCCCAATCGTATAACGGCTAGTACATCACCCTTTCACGGTGAAGATCGGGGTTCGATTCCCCGTTGGGTCATGGCTGAATGGCAGAGCGGATTAATGCAACGGTCTAGAAAACCGTCAAGGAGCAATCCTTCATAGGTTCGAATCCTATTTCAGCCGCTATGTATACATTAAAGATTCTTTTTCCAGTGTGGACAATAGACTACGAGACATTTCGTGGTAAGGGCAGTGGTATTATAATTCCATATGGCCCATTTGATAGCGAACAACAAGCCAGATGGTTTTGGCTATCTATGAAAGATAAACTTCAACGCAAGTACGATATTGCGGTCATAATTGATAGCGATGGCAAAGAAGTCTACGTTGATGAGAAGAATTGATCTAAGTCCTTATCTCTCAAGGATTTAGGAATAGCGGGGCGGGCCGCGTTCGCCGCAAGTCCTTATCTACCAACAACTTACGCCAACTAAGAAAAAATCTGGTTTGGCATATGTTTTGCTTTCTAAAGATTTCCCCTTGACAGTGACGATATATGGTGTAGAATCACTGCATACAAGGGAGAAGAGAAATGAAGATTGCAGACGGAAACGATAAGCTGGGCAAGGGTTGTATCGTGGTTTCTCGTCCGGTTGGGGATACTTGCCCGAATAGTTGTGCATTTCTTGGCAATGGATGCTACGCGGAAGCTACTGAACGCCAGTACAAAAATGCCCGCGAGGCTGGATTTCACAACGTTATCACGGAGCGTGGCCGTATTCGCTCTATGATTCTGGATGCTGTCAAGCGTAATAAGTCTATTCGCTGGCATGAGCGTGGCGATTGGTTTCTCAATGGCGAACTTGACACGAACTACGTTGATAATGTAATGTGGGCTTGTGAGAGTATTGTGTCAGAGGGTAAAGAGTTGCCCGATATGTGGTTTTATACTCATATCTACGATAGTCGCCTTGTAGCTATGGAAAAGTATATGGCGGTCTATGCTAGCATCCATAACGCTAGTGATAAAGCCTCTGCATCATCTGCTGGCTTCAAGCTGTTCGCTTGGTGTGATAGTGACGCCAAGGTAGCACCGAAGCGGCCTAAGAATAAGGCTAAAGCTGACGCATGGCGTAAGGCTCTGCCTAAACTTGTGGTAATTGATAACGAAAAGTATATCACTTGCCCCGAGATTCGTCGCGGTCGCTCTGTTATTACTTGCACTGGTACTAAAGATAGTATTAGTTGTGATATGTGTGTTCGTGGTCTTGCTAACGTGTTGTTTCCCGCTCACTAAGGATTATAATAATGTATTGTATTAGCCCCAAGCGTAAGAGTCATGGTTGTGCTTCCGACTTCTATATGCTCAAGAATAGTATTCGCGGATTCAAATCTTTTAGTAGCTATGAAGCTGCAAATATTGCTCATTATAATCAGTCTTATTTGGCTGAATATGATCTTGCTCCCCGTGTTTATAGCGAAGTTGGGCGTGTGCGTATTGGCAAGAGTAAGCGTTTGAGCGATTGGGGATATATTACAGAAGTTGCTACCACTATTGGTTGTGGTGGTAATACTTGTAAGTGTGGAGAATGTGACCGTTACGAACTTGAAGAAGAATATTGCGGTGAGATTGACGAACTTACTAGCAAAATGGAAGATCATGATTTCTACTTTGGTGATAATCACATTGGTAATGTTGGATATGTGAATAGGGATGGCCGTGATGTGATGGTATGTATTGATACTGGCGACGAGAGTGTGTCTAGTAGCCATTCTCCGTGTTATTGCCTTGAGTGCAAGAAAGGATACAACTGTCGTGGCTAAATATTATATTAAATGTGGGACTCTAGAACTAATTTATAGCACAAATAAATTTCCTATGGACGCTGCTATATCGGCGTTATGGGAAACTAATGAGCATGACGTATTAGAAGAAAATTTTTATATTGATCAGCGTGGTATGAGAGATAAATCTACTGCTGATGCTGAAACAATTACTATTAATAGTGATAAAGTCCTGGAGGCCGCTGGATGGGAAATTGGATAGAGTTGACGTAAGTGCTTACCCCGCAACGGTTTAGGATCGGCGGGGCCGGGGAGATTTGACGTAAACCCTTATCAAATAAAGACTTAGGAAAAATTCAAGAGAAAGCCTTGACAGTGCCGATACCTATGGTAGACTTGGCATAGGAGACAGAATTATGTATGCTTGGAGAGTTTGGAAGAATAACCGGTTTGCGGGATATGTGATGTCATCAAGTCAATATGATGCGTACATTAGGGCAACTGAGCAATTTGGGCAAAATGTATGGGTTGAGCGGATGGTAATGTCTTTGCCAAATAATCAAGATCATATTTGCAGGGATAGTCAGCCAGCCTAAAGTTTTGAACACGAACCGCCGATAATATCCTGTATGAGAAAGGATAGAGGTGGTACGATGATTCAGTGGATTGGTGTATTTTTCACGGTAATTGGTTTGCTATATACGGGAGTTAAGGACTATCAAAAGGGCGACATTAAATTGCCCGCAATTCAAAAGCCCTTGACAGTTCAGAAATATCCCGTACAATACTGCTTAATGGCTTATGATCCTAACCTAGATAAAGTTTTTTACCTTCACGAAAATGGACAATGGTATGATTACGCTCCAGAACAACGACGATACTCGGCCTCGCCGCAACAATATCAAAATCAAAACCAAAAAGCCGTGGGAATTGCCTACGGGACACAAGGAACACAAGGACACTACGTTCGATAATCGCCCAAAGCGTATGCGTACAAGAAAAGCTCTTGACAGGGCGTGGCGTAACGAGTATGATGTATAAATAAGGAGTATGTTATGCCTAATTGGTGCCTAAATAATTTGACTATTTCTCATGATGATCGTTCTAAGGTTATGGAATTTGTTCATGCCTATAAGGAAGGTAAGGTTTGTGACCATTATCTGCCTGTACCGAAAGACGATAAGGGAGAACTTATTACGGACGAATCTAGTCCGAATTATTGGTATACTTGGTGCATCAACAATTGGGGAACAAAGTGGGATATTGGTAGTGATAATGACGAGGCTCATGGGTTGAAACCTACCATTGTGGGCAATGAAGCAACTATGACTTTTGATAGTGCGTGGAGTCCTCCTATTAGGCTGTACGAAAAGTTGCACGAACTTGGATTTAGTGTAGAGGCCACATATTTTGAACCGGGAATGGCTTTCTGTGGAGTATGGAAAGACGGAGAAGACCATTACGTAGAATATACAGACCATAATATGATTCCTAAACGTATTTGGGAAGACTATAATCTTGATGAGTTTTTTGAGGATGAGCCAGTAGCCTAAAAATTTTTCAAGAAACCCTATTGACAGGCCGATAATAGAGAGTAGAATGGTGGAGTAAAACAAAACGTAGCGGTGGAGCGATGGAGATAACCTCATACTAAGCCGTGACAAGATAGAGAAGAGTCGCTAAACTTGTCGTACTACGTTGCGTAGCAACACAAACATCCGTGGGTCCATGCTCAAGGGACTAGATTAGGATAAGCCATTACGATAAACCTACCGTTCGTTATGCGAGGTGGGGTTGACAGCGGGCTTATACGCTGTATAGTAGTGCTAATCTATGGGAGATAGCGTCCTCACCACGGCCAATACAAGGAGAAAGATTATGACCAAAGAAGAAGCAACAGTTAAGATTCTGCAAGTTTTGAATAGCCGCATAATGGTTATGTGTAAGCCTAACCTTGATGAAGCCTTGACTTTAGCAGAAGAATACGATATAAATGCTAAAGATTTGATTGAGGAATGGGTGAGGATAGTGAAGAGGATATAATGAAAGCATATGCTATTATTTGTGAATACGGTGCTGGTAGTATTCATGAATCTATTGAAATGGTTTGTAAGACTGAAAAGATTGCACGATCATATTATAATGATGCTGAGTTTTATGGTAGACCGATTGATGTTCGTGAAATAGAGATTGTGACCAAAGCGTATCAAAAACCGGTTAAAAAGAAAAAGAAGGGTGCGAAGCACTAATGGAGTGGAATAACTCTCATAAGAATCCGCCAACTGGAGGCCAGAAGGTTTATTACTTTGGCCCCAACATTGGCCTGTGGATTGGTCATTATTCTTATGAAGATGGGAGATCATTTAATCCATATTATTATGACGATAATGGAGAAATAGTTTATGAGGATAAAAAAGTAGAACTGTGTCCACATATTTTTACAAATACTAGATTTGGTTTTTGTGATGCTTGTGACGCCCCATTCTGGCTTCCCTACGACGAGGAACGGGCCAAGAGTTGGTGTCCCATCATTCCAGAAGAGTATACTAAGGGATTATATGATTAAATTTATATATTCTATTGCTGTTCTGAGTATTTGTTCTGTATGTTCGGCCAATACTCTGAGCGTAAATCAATATAATTTCTTTAATGAGGAATTGTATTCGCTATCTTATACAACCGATAGTGGTGATGGAGCATCTCTATTTGTACGCTTGATAGATTCTGCTGATAAAACCACTATTGAAACCGTGGATTATACTGTGGGCATACCTTTTGCTTGGTATGACTCTAGTGATATATATAATGATATTCCCTTTGCATCTAACTTTGGATCACTATCTTCTATAGAGATTAAAAAACATAGTGATTTCTATCTATATTCTTGGGCCGGTGAAGAGTATAATAGCATACTATCAAAGCCACTTATTTCATACGACGATACTATAGTGTGGGGGCAGTTTGTTGTTAGTGATAACTCTATACAGCTAATCAATAGTGGAACTATCATCAACACTCCAGAACCTAGCGTGTGGATTTTAGCAGTCATTGGTGTGTTTATTCTCATGATGAAAAAATATTTTTCTTTCAAGCTCTTGACAGGAGAATGTCGATAACGTATAATATGAGCATGAAACAGAAACCACTACACGCCGAAGTTCGATTTCATCTGAGCAAAGGCCAGCATTATATGCACTGGCAAATTAAGATCATGCAGGGTAGGAAAAAGGTAGATGTATACTACTATAATCCTAAAGAATATCAGCTAGAGATGATTGGTTGCAAATTGGTGAATTATCCCAATAAGGCCAAGAAAGTACATAAGGCTGGCGTTCACGATGTGAGTGGATGGGTCAAGTGTGAAGAAGTTAGGCCGATTAAGAATATTCCAGTTGACGATCTAGAAAAATTGTATTATAACCCTATTCGTGACCCATACTGGCGACGAGAAAGCGATAGCAACGAATTTATTTGGGATAATAGCGAATATTCTACGCTAATTACTAACGACAAACAAGTTTACGTTCTTGAGGAAAGGGTTTAAGATGATTAATCTGCAACTGACTGTTCGTGAGGCTATGGAACTGGCTAACAACTGCCATGTTGACATCTACAACAAGATCGTGAACGCCTTTGAGGTTGCTTTGGGCGTGAATCAATTCAAGACTGTTACCATTACTGGTGGCATGAATCTTGATAATCGAATTCCTTGCATCAAGGCTATTCGTCTTCACTCTGGTTGGGGGTTGAAGGAGAGTAAGGAGTGGACCGATTATCTGGTGGGTGGATGGAAGTATGATAAGTTCGTTCCAGCAAAGGAGGGAACTAAGCATAGCCTCACTCTGTCTACTCCAGAAGCAGCGGAGAAGCTGCTCAATGAACTGGTCGATTTGGGTTGTGAGGGTTATCTCTCTTAACCTAAAGCCTTGCCACTAAAGAACTTATGGCGAGGCGGGCCGGGGCCGCTGGCCGTAAGTCCTTATCCCACAACAACTTACGCTCAATCAAGAATTTTTTTAAGTTTGCCCTATTGACACGACGATAATACGTTGTAGAATGTGGGAGTAAGTGATTGACACACAAGTAGTTCAAAGGAGAAAAAATGAAGAAGTTTTCTTTTACGGTTGATATTGTGACGGATTCGCCGGTTGGTATTGATGCTGATGCTGTTCGCGGTTCGCTGCTGGCGGCTGTTGATGGTCTTGGCACGATTGCTGCTGTGCATAAGAATGTCAAGACTGACGATCTGGCTGAGCAGGGTTACAAGGTGTGGGCTAAGCGTGTCGCTGGCGTGAGCCTCGCCGCTCCCAAGCCTGTCAAGGCTCCCAAGCCCGTCAAGGCCGAGGTTGCCGCGACTGTTGATGCTTGATTTTCTAAAGAATGTCGGCTAGAATGTCGATACTAGGTGAAGTAGTAGTAACCTAGTATCCATTCTGGCAACCACTAACTAGGAGATTATAATGGGTCTGGATCAGTACGCCTTTGCTGTTGACAACAATGGAGAAAAGGAAGAACTCGCCTACTGGCGTAAGCATCCTAATCTTCAAGGCTGGATGGAAAATCTTTGGGAAGAGAAGGGTCGTCCCGGCCTTCCAGAGGATTATGAGCCTAATATGATGGGCGATTTTAACTGCGTTCCTCTTGAGTTGAATTATGACGATCTCGCCCGTTTAGAGTCTGCTGTTACTAACGGTGAACTTCCGTCTACTGGTGGATTCTTTTTCGGTGATAATAGTGATGGATATTATAAGGATCAAGATTTGGAGTTTATTCGAAAAGCCCGAGAGGCTCTTGACAGTGGCGTTACTGTGATGTATGATAGTTGGTGGTGACTTTCGACAGGAGATAACATGAAGATTCTTGGCTTGAATGACGATACTAAGTACGGTAAGGTTGTTAGTATCCAGCGTGACGGTGTGACGTTTGTTTCTAATGGTAAGAGGGTTGTGTATACCCTCGCTGATGTTGAGAAGATGTTTGCTTAATAAGGGAGATAATTAACTATGAACGTGTTTACTAACTTTACTCTTCGCAAGGGTGGCGATATTTCTTGCAAGTATCCCAAGCATGGTACGCTTAATATTCTGAAGCGTCACACTGGCAAGGTGGAGCAGTTTGGCTATGGGCCGCATGGTCCGTATGCTGTGGTTCGCTCCAAGGATAATAAGGTTCGCACACTGCGATGCGACCGCATGATTGACCCAGTTTGCAGTTGATTCTCCCTTGACGATGCGGGTGATACATGGTATAATACTGTGTATCATCCGCTTCACGGGGCGAAAGGTAAGCCGGTTGCATCCATCACTCTTATAAGGTGACCATAGGTAGGTTCGACTCCTACTCGCCCTACTGTGATATGTTATCACTTATAGGGAGAATCTATTGCTAGAACTGTTTATTATGCTCGTCGTGTGGTCGTTGTTTTACCAAGAAAAATAAATCGGAATTAATTAATCAATTATAATTATTTAATATTCCCCCAACATTACAAGGTAGGGCCACACTATGACTGATGAACATATAGCAACTTATATCTATGATGAGCGACTTGACTATGGTGTTTATGAAATCTATGCTATTTACGAAACTTATAGCGACCGCGATAATCGTAATGTAGCGTGGTATGATGTGTACGATAAGAACGGCGTGTGCGTAAATGAGGGAAATCCTTTCTACACTATGCCAAGTTGGAAAACTATCTTTGATACATATTATATGGAGAATGTGAATTGAAACTAATTACTATTAGTATGCAGCTTGGCATTGAAAATATGGATAACGAAATCAATTTTGATGATAAGGAATCTATTGCCGATTTTCTAAATAAGTGCCTATACTACGATCCCGATTTCTTTGGGAATTTCGGGCCAGAGAATATCGTAGAAGTCAAAGAGTTGGATTGATCGTAAGTCCTTACGCTGCCTATATTTAGGAACAGCGGGGCCGGGGCGGCTTGTCATAAGTCCTTACGCCGCAAGCATTTAGAGCTAAAAAGAAATTTCTAATGCTCACCCCTTGACATGCCGATAATGTATTGTATGATAGGGGGAACAAGAGTTGAGACTTCCACTTTAGGAGATGATGATGAGCTACGATAAGCTGACGATTACTTCGGACAAGGACGCTGGTTCGTTCGTTCGTACCCTGGAAGGTGCTACCGGTACGGGTTTTGAGAAGGGTACGCACGTTCATAAGGATTGGTGGGCGAAGACTAAAACCTACGAACAAGTTATGCAGGATGCCCACGTTGCTGTTGAAAATCGTGAGGATATTCTGGTCGAGACTAAGAGCATCTCTTGCGTGAGCGAGAATGATGACTTTTATTTTAAGCTGAATGATGGTCGCAAGTTTCGCCCGACCGATCATGCTATTGAACAGTTTAGTGTGAGGGCTGGCGTTACTAGTTCGTCATTCCTGCGTGAAATGCGTAATATTGAAGGGTTTGATTCTCACGATGCTAATACTATGTCTATCGTAGGCAACAATGCTCTTCGTCGCATTGACCCCGATAAGAAATTCCGCCTCCGTACCTATACGGATGGAACGTGCCGTGCGTTTGTAACGGATCAGTATGCCCCGGTTGATAATCGCTGGTATTTGGAAACTCTCGCAGAGTTTATTCCCGGCGGTCGTTTTAGTCACTGGCGTGGCGATGAGGATACTATCTATGGTAATGTTCTTATCCCCGATACTATCATGGATTATGGTTCGGATGATAGCGACTATGGTGGCATGATTAGTGTTGGTAACTGCGAGATTGGTACTCGCCGCATTAGTCAAACGCCCAGCCTGTTTCGTGCTATCTGCATGAACGGTTGTATCTGGGGTCAGACTACGGGCGAAAAGATTCGTCGTGTTCACCGTGGTAATATTGATCTTGTTAAACTTAAGATGGAAATTGCTAAGAATATCCAAGATCAGATTCCGCTTCTGGCTCCCGGTATTAAGCAGTTCCTCGCTACCCGTGCTATGGAAACTGGCAAGGCTAGTATTAAGGGTGTTATCGCAGCAGTTTCGTCAGATTATAAGCTGTCGAAGCGTGAGGCTACAGAGTTTCTTGAACAGTATATTACGATGGAATCTGAGCATCGTAGCCTGTTCGGTGTTATCAACGGTCTGACCCGTGCTGGCCAGAAGTTTGATAATAAGACTTGGGTTAAGTTCGATGAGGTTGCTGGTAGTCTGATGGAAACGTCCGCAGACCGCTGGAATACCATCCTGCGTCGTGCTGATACTTTCACTGATAAGGATTACGAAAAGGTTTTCGCTCTTACAGCTTAAGCTATAAAGGGAAAGAGCCGGTCACCATCATAAATACGTCATCGGTGGTGGCCGGTTTCTTTTTCTCTTATTCGTCCTAAGTCCTTATGTCGCAAGGGTTTGCGTCAGGCGGGGCCGGGGCCATTTTCCATAACTTATTTATTTCCAAGTACTTACGTCGAATCTATATATGAGTGAACGTAAGTCCTTTGATCTCAAGAGGTTGTGTCTAGAGTGTCGATATGGTAGAATGGGGAATGTCAGGTTGTGAAGATGCGTAATATAGGCAATCTACACAGGCTGGGCAAGGGGATGTACAACCCCAACCAAAAGGTTCAAGTTATTGCAATACAGTCAGCGAAAATGGAGGTTTTATGGTAAAAAATGTAGAAGGATTTCCAGCGAAAAAGATTGAAGATTGGGGCATTACTCCTTGTGATATTATTTTCAATTATGTAGAGAAGCCCAAGGATTATCTATACTGCAAAAGTATAAATGTATTTGATAATAGGTGGCGCGTTAATTTATATAGCAAGCGCGAGGTTGAAGGTATAGAAGGTAAGATCATTAGTAAAAGTTATTTTGTACAGATGCACAATAATGAACTGACGATTGTATCACCTTAATATATAAGATCGCCACAATGCTGATAGTCAGCGACTTTTTATATTGTAGTTGACACCAGGGATATGACGATGTATACTGTACTACTCAAATTAATAAGATCGCCCAGATACTCATAGTCAGTGAAAGGAACATTAATGAAACCTAAACGTGGACAAAAGCTTTGTAAGAATTGTAATCAAATCAATGGCGCCCGATCTCACTCTTGTAAACACTGTAATCATGAATTTGTGAGTGGGGCCACTTCTAAAAATAAGAAACCAAAGCGCGTTAAGAAACAGAAGAAGTTGGAGTATGTAGAGAACTGGAAAGATCTTAATAATGGTGATCGTATAAAAGTATTTGGTCGATCTGGTAATTATTACGTAGGAGATAATGGGGATAAACAATATCTTACTGACGCTGGTATATATATTGTAAAGTCACAAGACTCTAAGGGCTTGGTGGTATATGGTAATGAGGGCGGATTCGGGTATATTTATATGGGACCAGAAGAACAGTCTCAGTATATTCCTAATATGTATAGAGCGCCCCATAAGATAGCAAAAGTCAATATTCCAGCCCGTGTGTAAAATCACACCTAATAACACGAAATATTAGGTTTAAACGGGCTAATTACTAAAAATAAGGCCCAAAACGCGCCAAATTCAATAGGAGATTAATCA